CCTGATCCGTTTCTAGACATTATTTTTTCCCTTTTCTTAACTCATCTGCCACTTTGTTTGGCGAATAATTAATAGATTCTTCAATTTTCTTTTTTAAAGCCTTTTGTTGCGCTTTTTCAAAACTGTACTTAGTAATTGATCCAATAACAGGTATTTTACCAATTGGGCTTGAAGAAATGTTATCTAATGCTTGCAATAATGCGCTAGAAGTATTGCTGTAATTAGCTGCGCCTTTAAGTGGTGCATTAACCATAATGGTTGTTTCCATTAAATCTCGTATTTCTTGTGCGCCTTTTTTGCCAAACAAATAGTCAAGTTTTCCATCTTGATCTAGTTCTCGTACCGCAGATTTAAACTTGGCAGGGGAAACAACGGGGTTGCCAAAAGTATCGGTATCAATAGATTGGGTTACTTTGTCTTTTAGAAACTCAATTGTTTGACCTTGTAACTCTTTAAATGCTTGCTGACCATTAGGGCCACCTTTTTTAAGAGCTAAACCTAGATTTTTAACATCATCTAATGATCCATTAACAATAGACTTTTGGAATACATCTTCAAAAGCAACTAAACGATCATCAGAATTAGGTTTTGTGCGCAATAAACGATCTACTGCGCCAATGTTTTCAAAGCGTTTTGAAAAATCTTGACGCAATCTACGGGCATTTTGGTACATTTCACCGCCTTGCCCTTCAGTTATCGTATTAATAATGTCTTTCATTTCCCTGCCATAAACTGCGGCTGGGGTGTTAGGCTCAAAGTTTTTATTAATAACTTGGTAAATATCTTCAAGCGAATTGATAGATACCGTACCCGTGCTTTTGGGGTCATTTTTAGCGATTTGCTCATTAACAACATCAAGGATTGGAGCAAGTTTTGACCGTACCGTAGGTGTTTGGTCGTTAATATAGGCGGTTAATGGCGCATACTGTACTGGGGCTTCTGTTTCGCCTTGTTCCCTAGCTGCCGTGTAAGCCTTGTTAATATTTGCCCGTGCTTCATTTGCTTGGCGTGTTAATTCATCCGTAACTACTTTGCCAGTAGCCCTAAGTCCAAAAGTTTCTTTGCCAGTAGCATCTACATAAGCATCAAAGTTTTGCAAAATAGCGTCATTACGCTTTGCTTGGGCTTCAATTAACGGTTTTCCAAGTTCAGGCGAAATCTTAGGCGTTTCAATTTCAAACTGTTGCTGTCCTAAATCACGCTCTAGTTGACCTTTGCTTGGTGCTACAGGTACACGCAATCCTTGTGCTAATTGGAATCGAGTAACAGCTTCGGGTGTTTGTGCTGCGCCTACGCCTGACATTGTAGGCTGTGGTTCTCTGCGTAATGCTTGTGCCATTCTATTTGTTGCTTGTGCTACAGGCTGAACTACAGATTGTGCTTGTTGTGTTGTTGCACCAGCCATACGAGCATAACTTGGCAACATACCAGTAGTGGGCATTATGGGTGGTAACTTAGATGCTTCAAACACATTACCAATGCCTTGCAATACATCTTGGCTTACAGGGCTTGTAGGTTGGTACATATTGCGTTGCGCCATAGCCATTGGTGGCTCACCTGTCGCTAATGCAGATACAGCACTTGGCACAGTTAAAGCTGCACCTGAAAGCATAGTTGCAGGAACTTCGTATATAGCCTTTACCCGATCCATCATGGTGCGTGGTGGCTCTTGCGCTACAGGTGGATTTGGCACTTCGCCAGCCAAAGTAGGAACATCGCTAGTAATAATGTTGCCCCGTGTATCAGGCGTTTTAAATGCACTATAACGAGCCAATAAGTCGGCTTGCGTTATGTTGTCGGGTACATTCTTAACAAGCGTACCATCGGGCATCCGTACATCCATGTTATCTTCTTCCTGTAGGTAACTGGTTAAAGTCAACTACATTGCCACCACCTTGTTCTGCGCCAACAATACGATTGATTTGGCGTACACCACTTGGCCCAGCTTGTGATTTCAAGCCTTCAATTGCTTTTATGCGAGAATTTTGTTTTTGTTTAATAACTGCTTCGCTATCACCTAACTGTGGAAAGTATTTCTTTTCTTCGTTGGCGTACTCTGAAGCTGAGATAGCAGCACCTGATTCTTTACGCAATACAGCACTTACAAAATCTCGTCTAGCTTGATCGTTTTGCTGTTGTTGTGGGTTAGGCCCACCTAAATAAGTAGGCAACACATTGAATGTAGAACGAACACTTTGTTCTAATTTATCACCAACAATAGGCGCACCGCCTAAAACACCACCAGTTACAGTACGAATAACGCCAGTATTAGTTACACCCTGTTTTTCCAAATCAGTCGCTATTCTGTTGGCTTCAACGGCTCTTGCGCCAAAACTGACAGCATTGCCTTGTGTTTCTGTTAATGGTTTGCCGCCACCTTCTAATGGTTTACCGCCTTGACCCAATACTGGTCTAGCTTGACCAGTACGAGTATCTATTAAAAAAGTGCCATCGTCACGCTCAACTACTTGTCCAGCAGTAGGTTTTTCAGGGGCTTGGAATATTACTTTTCCAGTTACAGGGTCAATTAAATAGTTACCAACCGATACAGGTGAGCGTGGTTTTTCACCACCTGAAGCCACTTCTTTGACTGTACCATCAGGCATTGTCATAAATCGTTTTGCACCTTCGGCTAATGTAAACGCTTCAGGGCCTTCAGTAATTTTCTTAATTGCAAGTTGTCTTAAAAACGCAGGTGAATTAGGATTCTGTAATGCGTTCATGTTAGCCAACATTGGATTACCTGCTACTGCTGGAGTTCCAGCCATAGTAGCTGTAGGCATAGGTACATTTTGACCTGCACCACTCATACCGTAAGGCCCAGCCATTTCCGTAACTTTGTCAGGAGTTGCAGGTTTGCCTTGCAATTGACCCATATAATCAGCCAACGCAACGCTTTCTTGCCCTCTAATTGCTTTAGCTAAATCTATTTGTGCTTGCTCTGCTCTTTCAATGCCTTTTTGACCAACATATTGATTAGCTAAACCAGCTATATTTTGAAATATGCTGGGTGCGACATAACGACCACTAACCATTTGACCTTGTGGCTGTTGCATACCTTGTTGCATTAGCATTTCAGCCATCTTTTGCTGGCGTAAAATCTGTTGCTGTTGCAACATCTGTTCGGGGTTTAGCGTTCCAATGTCAGCCATGATTAGTCCATTCCTGTGGTCATTGTTGGTACTTGACCTTGACCAAATCCACCGTACACATTACCAGCACCATATTGCATCATTGCTGGAATAGAACTAGCATAAACACCTAATTTGCTTCCTAAACTTTGTGGGTCTTTATTACGCAACATTTGTGCTAAAGCCATTGGGTTCATACCGCCACCTTGACTTTGACTTGCTTGATTAACCAATTGATTTTGTTGTGCAAGTGCCGCCTGTTGATTAGCTTGTTGCTGACCAAAGTTTTGGAATACGGGGTTTAATCCGCCAAGTTCTTGGGGTTGCTGCATTTGCCGAATATATGGGTTCATAATTGTCCGTAATCTACGGCTTTATAGCCGTTATCAAGGGTTATTACAGCATTAGGGTACATAGCTTCTACTTCTTGTGCCATCACGCCTGTATGCGTTCCATGCCCTGCTAGTGGGTGATCTTTAAATTCATCTTTGTACTCATATGTATATACGGGTAAACCATTAGGTAGCCAAGCAATGTGCTTAATATTTTCTTTGGTGCGAATGTCAGACATAAGTGCTGCACCACCAAGACTAAACAAACCTTGGGTCATTTGAGCATTAGCCGCATTTTGAGCGTTAGAAGCACCCAATTGGGCGTTATAACCCATTTGTGCTGCGCCTAATAGATCAGGGCCAGCCGTTGTTGCTTGCTGGGCAGAATTAACAAATTGTGGGCCTGTCACCTGTGCGCCAGTACGAACAGCCGAAAGCGTGTTAAGTGGTTCGTTACGCAAATAAGCCTGCTCTTGCAGGGCAGATTGACGGGCTTGCTGACCAACGCCAAAACCTTGTGTAGTAGCACCTAAAAGCAGGTCATTTTCACGCTGGGCTTGATTCATCATTGCACGGTCATAGGCTTCAGAGCCAATTTGTATGCCTTGATTGGCTAATTGTTGCTGTAAACGCTCTTGTCCTTGTTGAATCTGTGGTGCAAGGCGTTGCATATACGCATCTTGGTACGACTGGCTAGGGTTAAATCCTGTAGATGGCAATGCGCTTGTATCGAACGGGTTGTCAAGCATATTGCTGACATAACCCAAACCTTTTTGAGTTAATTGACCAAGACCTAAACTAGCTTGATTTTGATAATCTAAAAGTTGTTGTTGTGCAGGAGCAAGCGATTGCGTAGCAGTCCATGTCGGATTGCCGTAAGGATCTTCACCAGTAATAGAGTAATTTAAGCTACCGTAAGGGGTAACTTGATTTACACGGTTAGCAGCAGTAGCCGCTCTTGCCGCATCTAAGTTACCTGCCGCAGTTTCTCTAGCCGCACCTGAATAGTCAGGTGGTGGTGGCGCACTAGCCGACTTTCCCATATCTTTCTCCTAAAAATCTACATTTGTCTTTTGACATTACAAAAAACAACAAATCTCCAGTAGGAAAAACATCAAGTAATCGTGCTTGTTCCTCAAACCCCAATTTCTTGACAAACTCTACTGACTTGTCGTTACTGCTTGCTACTGGGGCAATTATCTTATCTACCCCTAATTGTACAAAAGGATAATCAAAAATGGTATGTAAATATTGCTTATTTAACCCGTTTTCTAGGTAAATATGGCAAGTTACTGACCTTTTATTAAAATCCTCATACCAAACTACCGATTCTATTTCATCTGTTACCCAACCGATTGCGCTGGAATTCTCAGGTGTCCATACCATGTTTAACTTTTGGGCGATAAATGGCCCTAATAAGTCTTTATCAAAACATAGCAATTAAAGTATGCCCCCACGCTCCATTACATAATCGGTGCTAGCCCAGCGTACATCAATATCTTGCGTTGCAATATTTAGAATAATTCCTGCCGCATAACCTATTCCAGTTACGCCCTGCCATTGCTTAGAAATAGTATTTCCACCACCCCAATTTGCGTTATCCCATGTAGAAGTGTCCCAAATACCAACAGAAACTAAGGCTGGGTTAAAGGTAACCTGACCAATGTCATTTTGGGTGTCAAAATCGGTGTTTATACCGCATAAAACAGTCGGTGTGCCGTTATCGGTAAATAGGATAGGGCGTACCATAGTGAAGCGTTTTAACTGCCCTCTAGCGTCAAAATAGCTATAAGCCTGTTGGCAAGAAGCCTTAATATTAGTGTCGTTATCGGATAAACCATCCCAAAACTTACCTACAAAGCCATTGCCGCCAAAGTACATATCTTCGTCATAGACTTCAAAGCAAGTAGCGTTTATGCCTGTAAAGTTAGCCCAAGCCTTTGTAATTGTCTGCATTACATATTGTTGCTGACCGCCAATTACAGGAATATTGAATATCAGCATATTCTGTTTAGCGTAATAGTGGATTTGCCAGCCAAATTCCGTGTTGTACAGGTCGGCAGCTTCGCTAACAGCGTTAAAAATCTTATCGGTAATGTTAATTCGGGGGTCTAAACGGCTAGATTGCAGGGCAGAAGCCAATGGAACTATGCCATCTTGGGTAACTAACAGTAAATCACCTGCAAACTTGAAAAAACAGCGTCTTGAAAACACTTGACCTAGTTGCCATACCCCAATTAACTGCCAATCGTTAGGGTCGGAAGGGTCAGAACCCTTAAAAACAATGGCTTCACCGTTATTGGTAATAAAAACAGCGTAATCGTCTACCCCGTAACCTGCATCGAGTGTCCAAGTACCCATTGCCATAATAAAACCACCATTACGGGCAATAGCACCTAATGGATATGAGGTTGCAGCACCGCTTATGGCGTTTACACCTAAATACCAAAAGTTTAAAGTGTTTTCTTCAACAAAATAAAGGCGTTCTTTATGCAGATTTATGCCAATTAGGTTACTTGAATCTACGCCAGTAATAAATTTAGCGACTGTATAAGTGCCTAATGGGCTTGCAGGGCTAGTAGCTGGGGCTGTAAGTGCGGTATAGGTAAAGATTGTTCCGCTAGAAACGGTAATTTTGAATGTGCCGTTGTATGCGGCTGGGCTTGCGCCTGTAATGGTGACTTGATTACCCGTTACAAGACCATGCGCTACGCTAGTAGTGAGCGTACAAGTTGTGCCTGACGATGTAAGGTTACTAATTGTTTGTGCGGTGCTTATATTGGCGTATTTAACCCAAGTCGTACCGTCATAAATAAGGGCGGCATCCGTGCCATTGACTGCGGTTAAGAAGTTGCCACCTGCGGTTGAAGCATTAACATACTGCAAGCGATCACTACCTTGCCCTGTTACTACAGAAGTTGCTGCTCCAGCAGTTGAAACATCATAAATTGTGCTTCCAGCAGCAGCAAACATTTTGCTTGTAGAACCGCCTGAATACTGCATTAAGGTATCAACTTGCCCTGTAATGCCTGTAGCGTATTGAGTGTAGCCTTTTCTAAGCTGTATCTGTGATGGGGTAGGAAAGAAATTTTCTAAAACTACCGCATCCATTGGGCTCATTTCAGCAACAGAATCCCTAGCGTTCCATCCGCCTATAGGTGCTGGTACTGAAGCAGTTGTGGCTGTAAACCGTTTAGCAACTGCCATGATTAACTGCCGTAGCCAGTATCAGGGATGTTAGCCCAGCCAATAAGCACGGCACTTGGTTGCGGTGCAAAAGATAAGGTAGCTGATCCTTTGTCGTTAGCTTTGGCAATGCTTAAATAACGCTGATAATCTTGTTGCAATGCAGTAGTGTCAAACGATTTAACTTGGAAATACTTGAGTTTGGTCAACAACACAATAATTGAATCGTCTAATACGGTTGTATCGCTATCGGCTGTAAAGCTGTTCTTAACAGCGTTAGCTGCGCTTCTAGCCCAACCTTTAGAACGGTATTCAAAACCTAAATATTCAAGGGTGTTGTAAGGTGGCCATATTTCAAACTGGTTGCCAAGAATACGCCAACGAACCCGAGGGCCTGTTGAAATATAACCTGATTTAAGCCATTGCCATTGCTGTGCATCAACTGGGCCAAGCATTTGCCAATGTTTTGTCTTATCCCAATGGGTGTTATCTGTAATGGTTTCGTAATCAGGCGGCAACGGGTAGATGGTCTTACTAAAAGTAACTGAACCGCCAATGCTTGTAGAAGAAGCTAATTGACTAGCAGTTACCGTTGATCCTGCAACAGTTTCCACATAAGTATCTTGAGGAATTGCTGTGCCAACGATTGAATAGGTGTTATCTAGCCCTGTAACATCACCAACATTTAACAGATTGTAAGTATTGGCAACTGTGTCACAGGTTGTGGTGAGTGCTGTGGTGTAAAACCTGTATTCCAACTCCAATGCTTGCCAATTGTGTTCTTTTACAAGGTCGTACCCAGCACGGTTCATCAACGCCAAGACTTGTTGAACATCTTGGTTTGTGTTTCCTGC